GCCTGTATTACCAGACACTTGATAAGATACATCTGGTCTTGGTTCACGTACTGCTTGTGGATCATTCACAGGATACATGCCAAGCAATAACTGTGGTTGATCTGGTTCCCAGCATTCTGGGCATACCTTAACGCTAATTTGCTTTGTTTTAAGTATAAGCTTTCTTAATTCTTTAAGCTTATAACGCTGACCACATCGGTCACATTCGGCAATTGAGTGTTTCCCACTGGAATACTTGGTAGCCATGATTACCTTATATAAGACATATTTCTAGGCACAAATCTAATCGGTGCCTTTTCTCTGTCCTCTTGAGATGCTAGATCCCATTGTTTTTCATAATCTGATTGTAAGAATGCTACTCTGTTTGGATCTACTGCAGGTGATTTAACAGATAAATAATAAGCTAATCCAGCTACCATGCATGGTAAGAATCTAAACGGAATGTCATTTACAGTAACGCCAGTGCCAGCATCTTGCACTCTACGCATTCTCCAGTATACAAATACATACTGATTACCAGGTGAATTAGGCGTTGGCCATACATTAACGCTTGGCAAGTTTTGTATTGTAATATAGTTTCTTGGTGTTGTAGTCGCTACATGAACTGCTGCAGTTGTATTGTTTTGACCACGAGCACAATTTAATAATTGGTTAGTAGCGTTATCTACGTTAGGATAGTAGATAGTTTCATTATCAATCTTAATAAATCCAGCTGAAGCAATGTTAGATACATCACTTAATGTAATGGTTGTATCTGTAGCACTAATAGAAGCAGATAAATATACAGTGCTTTCATTAGACATGCCAGACTGCCTATTAATCCATACTTGGATAGGACGACCCGTAGCTAACTTATTTGGAATTGTGGAATATGTATCTTCTGATATACGATTAATATTAATATCTTGTTGATTAGGTCCACCGTTACCAGTACGAGTAATCATACTTAGTAAGTCAATAGTATCTACTGGAAGAGCGTAAGTAGGTTGCCCTGTAGCCATAGTGATTTGACCTTCTTCAATAGTCCAAAGGTTAATACCACGATTAGCCCACTCAATCGTTAATAGATTAAGGCTTCGTCTAGCGGTTCTAAAGTCATATCCAGTTCTTAATTCTAATCCACAACGTTCAAATGCCTCTTCTATGAGGTCATTCATGTTTAGATTAAATAAGCTGGTTCCTGTAGTTTCAGCCATTGTTTACCTATTTTTGCAAAATACGCAAATTTTTAAGTTTCTTGATGATTTTTTGCACAAATTTCTTGATCATATATGCCTTTATTTTTTAGCTGTTTTAGCAGCTTGTTTAAATTGTTTTGCTGTAGGTGCACCTTTAGAACCAGGCTTACGCATCTTCTCACCAGAACCTTGAGCTATACGTGCCTTCTTGGCGTGAATATTGGCATAGAGGCCGACCTTGCCACCTTTAGCATATTGAGTAAAGTCCGTATCATCTCTACGGGCTTTCTTTTTACCCTTAGGCATTTTAGATGGGGCTATATCGCCCATACCACGAGAGGCTCTCATTATGCTCTTGTCTTTCCACGAATAGCACAACCATCAGCACGTTTAGAAGCTGAAGATACTTTTCCACCTTTTTTGTAGTTTTCATCAAACTTTTGAACTTCACTACTAGGTTTGTTAATTATTTTAGTTTTATTGGATTCAGCTTTTTTAGCAGACTTCATTTCATCAAAACCTTGATCTAATCCACGCTTTGCGCTTTCATTAGGATTACCAAGAGCTTTGTCTAGAACTTTATTAATTCTACCCATAATAGGACCTTCAGCGCCTCTTTTAAGGCCTTGTCCATAACCTTCTAAATAATCTTCTTTAGCCATATTAGCAGATCTTTCCTTTAGTTTTACCACGAATAGCAATGCCATTAGCTTTAGATAGCTGAGATGCTTTACCACCAGAAGCGTAGCATTTACCACCTGATTTAAGTGATAACTTAGTACCTTTACCACCTTTGTGTTCTTGCATATCATGTTGTTTCATGGCTTTTTTTATCATAGCCTTGTCTTGCGCTTTATCTGATTTCATAGTTTCTCCACCTTTTTTCATTGTTGGCATTGCTGGTGCAGCAGCCATAGCAGCCATTGGGTTAACAGCTGGTCTAGCTACTTCTGGGTTAACAGCCAGTGCTGGGCGCTTCATTGCACGTCCCATCATCATAGCCATTTTGGGGTTTGTTGATTTCTTTTTCATAATTTGTCCTTAGTTACATTTCCAACGTTTTAAAGAAGCTGCTTTACGGGTAGGTCTGCCTTTTTCATCTTTCATTGGTCCAGGCATTCCAGACATTCTTGCACAGAAAGATCTCTTACGAGCACCACCTTGTGGTTGTGGAGCTTTTAAATTAGATCCTGTAGCAGCGTTATATTTAGCACGGCCTTTAGCGGTTAATCCAGCACCTTTAGACACTGGTAACTTCTCACCACGTCCAACAGCTAATGATACGCCACCTTTTTTAAACTTCTTACCTTTGTCAGCTTCTGCAAAGTCTTTACCTACTGATTGAGGTATACCTACTTTTTTAGCAAACTTAGCGTTGTGAGCTACTGCTGTCATAAGTTTATGTTGAGCTTTAGATTTACTTGGCATTACTTACCTAACCAGTGAGTTACCATCCAGCTAATGATACCAGAAAGAACAGTAGCAATAGCAATAAATACTTTCCAACCGCCTTTAATTTCTTCCAGTGTTTTTTCAATACCATCTAGACGGGCTTTTAACTGTTCCATGTCTTCCATAATAGTATCTACATCCGATTGAATATGTTTAATTTCAACGCCATGTTCCGCTAATTCACGTTCGTTGCTCATATATTATCCGTAATATATTTGAGTAGCTTCTACGTTTGACATATAAGCATAAACGCCATTAAGTACACGGACGCCTTCTCCTGGAATAATAGGAGCATTATTGTATGTATCAGCTGCAGAAACATTATAAGTTAATAGCCATTTTGTTGAATATACTGCTGCTGGAGTAGCTGTAATTGTTCCAGTATTGATATCAGTTAAAGTAAAAGTATCAGCGCCTGTTCTAGTAATTGTGTAATTACCGTCTGTAGCTGCACCACCTGTACCTGATTCAAAATGAATACCAATAACATCTCCTGTGTTCAATCCATGAGCTGTTTTTGTAACAGTGACTGTATTGCCTGAACGACCATAAGTTACACTAGCTGAAACTGGCGTTGTTAATGTATCAAATAAAACTACAAATCCAGCCGTAGCTGTACCTACATATGATACACCTTTAATACGTGTTGCAAATTTTACTAAGTATCCGCTTTGGTCAATGTGAGCTTGTTTTACATCATATTGCATTGCCATAATTAATCTCCTTAAGTTATAAACAAGGGGGAGTTAACCCCCTTAGATTAATTATTGTGTGTTGTATGTTGCACGGTCATCAGATTGAGCGTATTCAATTGTAACAAAACCTGTACCAGCTGTAGGTTGACCTACTGATGTTATTGTAGCAATAATAGCTGAAGAAGCTTGTTGGCCATTAGATGCTGCAACATCAATTGGAGTTGATTGCATATTGGTTAATTGTGATGCTGTAAATGTAGGTGTTGTACGACCTGCAGTTTTAGCATTAACACCAGAAGCATACTCAGTACCAGCTGCAGTTTTACCAACAGTTAAAGTAGCTGATGTAGCTGAGTCATACGCTGTAATAACATCAACAACAATATTAGTAATTTTAGATCCTGCTGGAACATATAATGTTACGCTTTGAACTAATGTTGCATCAAAAGTAAATGCTGTTTGTTGTGTTAATACTGTTGTACCAACGTTCTTGTATGGAGTGTATCTATTTGTGCCTGATTTGACTGGGCCTGAGAATGTAGTTCTTGACATGATTTTTCCTTCATAAAAAGTTAGGTTCATTAGTCTTTTATGCGTCTGCCAGGACAGTCTAATAAACCAGGATGTGCCTGGATATGTTTATTTTACAATACTTTTGCCTGTAAACGCTAGTGTTTTTATATACGCAGGTAAATAAAAAAGGCCCTACGAATAGAGCCTTTTCTACCATCAAATGCTTAATTAAGCACCTGGTGAACCGAACATACCTAACGGATCTGACCAACCGAATGAATAACGTTCACGTGATTTATAACGTACGTTACCTGTATCGAAGTCACCGTCCATTGAATTGCTTAATGGAGTACGAACAAAGTGTTTCATACCATTAGGAACGTCAGTTGTTAAATACCAACCGTTAGCGTCTGTCAAGAAGTGGTTAATTGTATAACCTTCTGGGATAGAGCCATTGTTCTTAATAGCATTGATATCATTGTCAGCTGTACCAACACGTAACTCAGTTTCTAACAAGCGAGTTGCAACGAATTGCAATGCTGGTGGAACGATAAGTTTTTTAGGTTTAGCTGCAATTAATAGACCACGCTCATCAGTCCAAGCTGCGATTTGAATAACTGCATTTTCCAATGAAGTTTCGTTCAAGTCAGCTGCTGTTGATGGAGTGTTACTATTTGTACCGCCTGAAACAAGTGGATGGTCAGTAGCAAATAAAGCCTTGCCGTCACCACCAGCGTATGAAGAACTGAAGCCGTTATTAATAACTGCAGCAGCCTTAACTTGTTTTGTGTAAGCCATAGCTCTCGCTAAAGCCTTTGTGTAACGAGCTGATAAAGAATCATATAAGTTATCTTCAATAGCTTCTTCAGTTAAGCTGAAGCCAAGAGCGATAGTTTCATGATTGTATCGAGCTGTCCAAGCTTCTTGAGCATTGTCATAAGCGATGGCAGTGCCTTCGTTTTTAACTGGTGCTGCTGAGAAACCTGATAGTTTTGTTTCTTCTTCGAATGAACGTTCTGAAGTCTCTGTTTCGTAGATTTCTTTATGTTCTTCGCCATATCTTGCATATTCTAAACCGAATAATGCATTAAGTCCTGGTAATAGCTCTTTAAGGAGCTGTGCACGTGAAATAGCCATGTTTTATTCTCCTAGTTAAGCTGTGTAAGCCACGCCTGTAAGGGCAGTTAGCTGTGGGTTGTTGACTTTTACAATTACTTCTGGGTAAAGCGTTACGCCACCTGATACATATGCTGTATCTGGAACGACTGCAACTACTCTCCATGGTAATGTTGTAGCAGCACCAGCGGTATCTGCAGGTTTAACAATAGATGATTGTGCATTACCTGTTGTTGTAGAACCTGTACCGTTTTGGATTTCAGCTACGTTAGCACCAACGATAGTTGCATTAGCACCTGTTACTACTGTTGGAGCGCCTGAAGTTGTTACTGACACCTTGAAAGAAGCTGAAGCATCAACCACTACATAAGCAATAGCATTAGTAACGCTAGTGCCTGGGTA